TTATATAATAAATAAAGAAATTAAGTGCCGTTTAGCACTGTAAAATAAAAAAGAAATAATTCAGAAAAAATCCCAAACTGTTATAGTTCGTTGAGAAAATGAAATCCCTTCTCCTTTCCATCTTTGTCTAAGATTGGTTCGGTCCTCCATTGTCTTTGATTCTCCTTGTGTGATCTATGAGTGATGTTATATCGCATTTCGCGTAGCTGTGAAATCGTCGGGAATTCCCCTCGTTCCATCTGCTCAAACATCTCTTCCATTCCGACCCTCTTCACCCATCGTAGGTAAGTTAGTTTCGGTTGGATCTCTTTCTTGATCACAAGCCTTGTCCATATATCCATGCATAATGCATAGAATCTATCGCTCGCTCCTAGTGACGCAAACGCTAATCCAACAGCTGATGCTGCTAGCTTTGCATAATCTTGCGGTCGCTCAGGAAAGTATAAGTGGCTAAGTAGATCTCGTTCCGTTCGGAAAGCTAATCCACCTGCGTTCTGATAACTCAGAACGGTTAGCCCTGTTAACTTTGAGGATATTCCGGACTTTTCTGGCTTTAGTACGGCATTGAAGTAGTAAAGTGAAACTTTACCCATCATAGGCAGGAATGTGTGTCCATAGATCTGAATCATTCGTTCATAGAATCCGACTATAGAATCATCACCCTGAAACCGTGACCAAAAGGTCTCGTCCTCAACGTTAACTCCCATCGCTAGAAGACATGTGTATGTCATTATCGCATTGCAAAACGAGTCCATTAACTGCGTCTGCTGATATCCTGATCCAAACCCGTTCCATCTCCATTTCCAAAATTGTCCATTTGGTAGTAGAATAGGCGTGTCAGTGATTGCGTTGCACATCCAGGCCCAAAGATTGTTAATCTTTCTCTCACTCGGTGAGCTGTTTGGCCATTTAGATGTTGGTTCATAGCATGAGAAGTCGAAATACGTTCGCCAAATCGTGTGGACGATTCGTATCAACTGATGTAGGAGGCGTCGATCAAATTGGCTCCAATCCAGACTGATGAATGTTTTCAACGGTCCGTTTAAGTGCGCTTCTTGATGTAACGATCTCCATCCTGCTCTGCTCATCTCCTTGCCCCATAACATTCTGCCTGCTCCTGTGTTCAGGTAGGTAGCCTGTAGTGGCCAGATAAACATTAACTCGGCCATTAAAAGTAGCTTAGTGGCTCCAAAAACGGCTCGAATTTTATCAGGTTCGTGATTCGCAACGACGTGTGATCTCGAGTGTAGTGTATTCCATTTGTAAGGGCGAGGTTTTCCTTCGCTCCAGAATGGCTCTTCACCTTCTTTGATCTTGTGGATTAATCCACGGTTGTAGTCAAAAATCTCATTGTAGAGATTGTGATACGTAGTCGTGCTATCTTCAGTTAGTCCAACGCTTTGCTTCCATCGTAAATATTCCTTAACTTTGACGGGTTTGTCAAATTTGACAAGTTTACCGTGTCCAGTGTGGACGCGTGGTCGCTTGGTCTCTAGATCAACATCTCTTCCTCGAGGTCGAAACTTGAAGTTGTCTTCGGTCCATGGCGCTTCTGCTGAAACGTTCAAAGTCCAATGATAACCACGTAAGTCCGGATATGCAACTGGGTGCAACATCCTATTCGGCCGGAAGTGCTCGGTCACAGCTTTCACCGCTCGGGTAAAACAATCATCGATCGGGATCGGATGATTTGGCTGCTCGCACTTGAGGAAATCAGCAATTAGTGCCTGGTCTGAAAAGTCAGAACGTCTGTAAGAACGCACGTCATCAAGTTCATCTTGTGAAAAATGATCAAGAATCCTTTCGTTCAAATAGCTCTGTCTTTGGAGAGTGAATGAATCAAGTTCTTTCCACTCATTGTAGACTGGCTTCTTCTTCGCTGAGATTGTCGATTCGTACCATAAGTTGGTCTTCAACATTGTGTGTGTTTGATGTCTTGTCTGTCTCAAGTAATATGCTTTAAGTAAGTCGAACTTTAGTTTTATGCTGCTTGTCGAGAAGTTCGGC